TTGCCGACTAATGATGAATAAGCAGCATTAACTTCTACAAATTCGACACCATAGGTATTGCAAAGAGTTTGTAGATGCTGTTTAATTGTTGAATAACGAAATTTGTTCTTGCAAAGTCTGTTCAACTTTTTACTCCAGAATTTGTTTCCTTTCTTGAATTTCAAGTCTTCAACCATTAACTTTGAACATTTGTAGTAATTACAAAGTTTGATGATTTGATTATTGATTTGTTGAAGTTCAAATCTTACCTTATTTGTGCTTCCACTCTCATTCAACTCAGTCAAGTCGAATACCTGCTTATGTAGGACTTTGAAAGTGTCATCACTGGCAAATTCAAGAACTGACAAACCTATGTAGTTTGGATTCAAGTCAATACCTAAGACTCTGTTCTTCTTCAAACCTTTGAATTGCTTAAAAGCTTCTACAACAGACTCATCATAAGTTATGTACAGGTATTCGCCTTTAAGGCGATATGTTACTGGAGTAAGTTTGTTTTCAGCACACAAATGAATTCGTTCAAGAATTGCAAGTTGTTTCTTTGAAATGAATTGATTGAATTTAAGGTTGATATGTTGTTTTCTAGATCGTTTGTAGATACACTGGAAATTAGACAAGTCAAGTTTGAAGTACCGATTACCTTTGTAGTTAACTTCACCTTCTGAACCTAATCCTCGATTCCGTGAAGCCTTAAACTCTTCTTTTGTGATTAATCCACTTTGAAAACGTTTGAAGTCACCAAAATGAAACTTTGGAATTTCGTCTTTGAATTGATTGATTATTCCTTTTGCTTCACGATTTGCAGTGACAATGAAGAATGAACCAAGATTGAATTTTGAAGCAGAATCTTGATATAACTTAGTCATTGAAGTTATTCCATCTTTCAAACAATTGAAGGAATAACGAACCAAAGACGAATAAACCCTTTGATCAAAATCAAGGATGGCTTGATCGACTTCATCTACTTTGATTTTAATCTTTAGGGTTTTCATATTCAATTAGTTATTTTTATTTATTCTGTTTCTTCAAGTTCTTTCTTTATTTTATTGAATTTTTTTCTTCGAGAATTGTATACCTTCATTGAATAATGATGAATTATTGCAATCAAATCTTCAGTTAATTCTTTCTCAGTATTCGAATCACGAAATTCATCAGAATCAAGAATTTCAAACGAGGTTCCAAAGTTTGAAAGAATTCTTTCAAAATAGTTAAAACCAAAACGAACAAACCTGTCCTTGAATGAAATGAATACTTTATCGATTTTTCGTTTATACACTTGATCCATCAAACGAATAAACTCAGGTCGTTCACTAGACATGCCTGAACCGATATCAGCAAACGTATCCTCGATCTTGTATCCATTTTTCAAAGCATACTCTTTCAAAATCGTTATTTGTCGATTTAAATCTTCCTTTTGTTTTAATGAAGAAACTCGAGCATAGATTACATTCATCCGTGTTTCTTTTGCTGCTTCAGGATTATTCACTGAATCCAGGTTGTAATGGTAGATTTTATCGCTAAGTTTTCTAACTTGGATCTTACCATTGTCTTTCCAGAGTTTCAAGGTTGGTCTTGAAATCTGTAATTGTTTCATTGCTACTGATGCTCTTACCCATGTTGCCATGAATATTATTTATACTTTTTCAGTAAAGAATAACTATTATTTTTATGTTCAGCCTACAACAAATTAGTTGATAGCTTACCGTGTAAAGCACTCCTATGTTGTGTCAGGAGAGATTATGGATCAACCCCATATGGCTAATGTTGAATTATAAGTAATACAGGTTTTCGCCACAAATGATGTTCTTGGTGGAGGTTGTGGTCTTTTCAAAGCCTTAAAAAGTGTTGACTAAAATAATCTAAGTTCTTTCATATTATGATTCCAGCGGCATAATCAGAAATGATTACGTGCATTATTGTTCGAAAAAAGCCGCAATGGTTCCTGTAATTTGTTTACAGGAACCGCTAAGGTAGGATATCCAAGAGGCTAAAGGGTGGGGACTGTAAATCCTTTCGGTTTTCCGTTCGAAGGTTCGAATCCTTCTCCTACCACCATTTTTTGTAAGTGTTGGGTACGCTGAAGCGAAAGCTAGGCTTGTAGGTCTTATCTGAGTTCATGTCCTAGGATGAATAAGATTAGAATTCAAACCACAAGAAGGTAAGAAATTACCAGCCCAAGTTCTTTGAAATAGCCCCATAGCTTAATCGGTTAAAGTAGACGGCTTATACCCGTCCAAAGCATCGGCTAGATAAGCCGAGGTGTGTAGGTTCGAGTCCTACTGGGGCTACCATTCACATTTGTTCTTTCACTTTGTTTAGTTATCTATCCAATCGCGCTATATAAATGCAGAATCCCATGGTGTAAGTTATTTGAAAAACAATAACGGGCTAAGATGGAAGCCTATATGGAGATGAGAGTGGAAAGAAGCGCAAATTCTCTCAATAAGGTGTTTTTGCCAGCATAGCACAATTGGTAGTGCAGCCGCTTTGTAAGCGGCAGGTTGTCAGTTCAAGCCTGACTGCTGGCTCCATTTCTTTTTTTTCAATGTCACAAATCTTCACAAGTTATTATGGTAACTGGCGGGCACTTGCTAGGAACCATATTCAGATTATCGGAATCTCGAGAGGGAATCCGATGTCTGAGGAAGTACCTAGATTACCTTACTTATTTCCGACTAAGGAACTTTTGTATGCCAGCAAATCTGGAGAAATTACTTGGGATGAATACGTGATGGTATATAAAACCCAGTTAGAAGCTCTTGATCTTAGTCAGGTTTGGAAAGATTTGAAAGCATTGTTAGATCGATACGAATCAATTGCGCTTTGTTGCTATGAAAAACCTGGTAAGAATTGTCATCGCCACTTAGTTGCTAATTATTTGAATGCTAAGCTAGGTTTGAATATTCAAGAGTTTGTTGAGAAGAAAGAGCCTGAGTTCACATCGATTACTGATCTATAATCTTTTACTGTTCTTTGATATGCAGGTTAGCTAAATAGGCAGGGTCGCCTGACGGGTCTCATAAGCCTGTGCTTCACGAGTTCAACTCTCGAGCCTGCACCCAAATTGTCTCATGGTGTAATGGTAGCACAAGTGATTTTGGTTCACTTTGTTTAGGTTCGAACCCTAATGAGACAACCACTTTTGCGAGATAGCTCAGTGGCAGAGCCGCGGATTGTTAATCCGTTGGTCGCTGGTTCGATCCCAGCTCTCGCAGCCACTTTCAATAGGCCAATATACTTTTATTGGGCCTTTATTAGGCCAGTATTGAGCCAATTTCAATTACAAGGTAAGAATGTTTTGGCCTCTTATAAATAATAATTTACAAGTATTCAGATCTAGGTTACAATAATTACAATGAATCAAACCTTCAAAGAATTCTTTTTAGAACAACAACAGAAACAATATAAAGAAACTGTTGCAGTTGTTCCCGGCGCGTTCAAGCCTCCGCACGCTGGCCACTATGCTATGGTAAAAGAATACGCAGATATGGCTGATAAGGTAGTTGTTATTATTTCTAATCCTTCAAAAGATTCATCAATTCGGAAAACACCTTCAGGAAAACCTATTACTTCTGAAATATCTAAAGAAATCTGGGATATCTATACTAAAAACCTTGGTAATGTAGAGGTAGTTATTTCCGATCAACCATCACCGGTTAAAGCCGCTTATGATTATATTGAAACCCTTAAAGATGTTAATATTATATTAGGAGCTTCAAAGAAGGGTGGAGATTGGAAACGATGGTCAACCGCTCCTAAATATTTTAAAGATTTCCCAGTTAATGTTCTAGATCCTGAAAAGACCGCGGTTAATCCAAGTAATAATAACATGTCTGCAACAGATTTTAGGAATGCTTTACAGGACAACAAAGAAAAGGTTATATCTTTTCTTCCAAAACACTTATCTAAAAAAGAAATCGAATCAGTACTTGAAATTTTGAAATGAAAACGACATTCAAAGAATTCTTTCTGGAACAACAGAACTATAATAGTGTTCGCCTTGATGAATCTAAAAACTCGGACGAATATGAAAAGGCTATAGCCGATAATATTAATAAGATTGGTCGTGAGAATAAAATCAACCTACATGCCGAACGGCCAAAAGCAAGTACAGCGTATTCAGATGTTCTTTGTACATACAACGGTAATGAAGCATGGATTGAAGTTAAGATGAACCATACGGATAATCTTTCAAATCCAAGATTCTATTATGAGAATGGAAAGTGGGCATCAACTTATAAAACTCCAGTTGCACAGGTTTGTGTAGATATTCTTAATTCTTCAGAAGAGGCAAAACAGTTTATTGAAGACTTAGCAGAATTCGCAAAATCCGCAGGTGTTAACCCGGAAAAACTTTCTCTTTTTTCTACAAAAGGTGGACTTAAAAAACCGGATGTCGTCCAATTAGATACAATGTATAATTTTTGTGAAAAGCGTGGAAGCAGATATATCCTTACAGAAGAAAATTATGATATCGGAGAATTAGCTAGAGCACACTATGGTTTAGGAGAAAATGGAAAAGCAAAGGCTAGCTATATCCAAACTGGTGATGACTTTTATAGACTCTCTAACAAGAATCCTTTAAAATTTGTTAATGTTCCGTTGCTTGAAGGTTCCGGTGATCTTAAGATTCGTATTTCTACTCGATCCAAATTTTATGAAATCATGGCAGAGGTTAAAATTAAAAAAATCGACAATGAATCTAAATATTCATTTATGCCGGGCTCGACAAAACCACCGCCTATCAAACTCTAAAACTTATGCTTCAAAAAATTTTACAGAAACTTGTTTATGAAGAATTACATGCTAATCTAATCTATAACTCGATTGGTATGATATTCAAAACTTGTGGCCTAAAAACTGCTGCAGAAGAATCCTTTAAGATTGCAGAAGAAGAGCTTGAACATGTTGAAGAATTGTCAGAAATGGCCAAGTCTCTTAACATTGGTTTAGAATATGTGATCGTAGATGCTCGACTTATTTCTACAGAAACATTTCAAAACTCTGACCAGGCACTTCAATTTTTGAAAGCTCTAGAATTAGAAGCAGTTCAATCTTATGAAGATGCTACAGATCAGGCAATCATGATCTATCCTGAGTTAAAACAATTACCTAAGTTATTCAAGCATATCTTAGAAGAAGAGAAAGAACACTTTAAAAAATTTGAATGGATTCTCGAGAATTGTAAGACTGGTATTATCTCTACACCAATTCGAAAGAATACAAACCCATTAGCACAGGTTATCGCAAACAAATTATGAACTTTTCGGATTTTTTTCACTTTAACCAACCTGACGAAATCGAGGTAGAAGCCTACGATGATGAATTAGTTCTATTATCGGAAGGCGGGTTGGCCGGTCATCTTAGTCACCCATTTGACGATCGTGAACTTACTTTCGATGAACTTAAGACTATGATGTCTGAAGTCTTTAGTGGTAATGTTGAATTAAGTGAAAAGACGGACGGGCAAAACATTTCAATTACTTTTAAGAATGGTAAGATCGGTTTAGCACGTAATAAAGCAACGTTTATTAATCCGATGTCTATAGAAGAAACCGCTTCTAAGTTCGATGGTAGAGGTGAAATTAAGAACGCTTTTGTTAATTCTTTGAAAGCGATTAGTTCGGCATTATCAAAGGTTAGTAAAGACCAATTAGAAGAATGGTTTCAGAATGGTAAGAACTTTATTTCTGCAGAAGTAATTTATCCGCCTACTAAGAATGTTATTGATTATGGTAATCGTTGCTTAGTAATGATTCATAACTTGACCGAGTATGATGAAAACGGTAACAAGGTTGCAGAATATCCAGAGCTTGGTCAGGAGATTTATAATACCTTAAATGATGCTGGTGCCACTAATCAAGATAACTTTGAAATAGTCGGGCCGCAAATTGTTCTTATTAACGATGCTATTGCTGCCGAGCTTAATATCCGAGACTTTAATAAATCGATTAACAAACTTTTATCTAAGAACAAATTATCAGGTTCTAATACTATCCAGGATTATATCGAAGCTAACTGGAGTAAGATTATTATTAAAGAATTCGATTTAGAAGGTGATGAAGAGGTTTATACACATTTATTAAACCGATTTGCTAACTATGATAAATCCTTTAAGAAACCAGATCTTATTAAGTTAGCAGAGAAGGAAGGTTTGAATAAGAGTAAATTTATCGCAGCTTTTAATAAGCTTGATAAAGAACAAGCCGATATCTACTCTGATATAATGGATCCACTTGAAACCATTGTATTACAAACTGGTGCTAACTTTTTACAAACGCTTACTGGTTTTATTGCTGCTAACCCGGATGAAACAATTTCTAGCTTAGCTAAAGAACTTAATTCTACGATTGAAAATATCGAATCTGGTGATGCCGGAGAAGTCTCTGATAAATTAATTAAGAAAATCGAACTTCTTAATAAGATTGGTTTGGATAAGCTGGTCCCGACGGAAGGTGTTGTGTTTAAGTATAAAGGTAAGGTTTATAAACTTACTGGAGCTTTTGCACCAATTAACCAGATTCTTGGCTGGTTTAAATTTGATCGTTCCTGAAAAAATCTATAATTTTATAAATTGTGGAAAACATTCTAAAACCAAATACAACTTATGCTGCAATCGTTTTCGATTGGGTATTTAATACAAGTAATGGCCTCTGCCCATATGAATATGAACAGCAGTATCTAAGCTTTCGTAAACGGCTTTCGCGAGATTTTCATAGTCTAACAAATAATGTATTGATTTCTAAGGCGAATAATGATGGCATTATCCGTAGTGCTCTTGAATTTAAAGGTCTTATGAAAGATTATCCTATGTTCTCATCGAATGTAGTTCGTATTAAAACTTTCTCTCTAATTACTTTACAATACCAAGACGAAATGAACAAGATTTGTATGTGAGCCCTCATAGCATACAAATTCAAAACTGGTCTTACGAAAGTGAGACCTTTTTTGCATCAAAACTGAATAGACTTTTCTATGGCCTGGAGGCTTAGGTAAGCCAATCATGTGAAAAACTGAATAGATTTTGAATAGGTTTTTCAGAAGCCAGGAAAGGCTAATATTTTCTTATCACCGCCCAATCCCAGTTTCTTAACCCAATAAAAATATAAACGACTAATGTTCACTAAAAACAACTACGTCCTACAAAAAGGTGATAACTACGGAGATGCTTATAAAAAGGTAAATCTGTCCGAACTAGGTTCTGAAGACCATGTTATGACAGTTCAATTACCTGATTGTAACATTTCCTTCCCAACAGAGGTAGATATTATTGAAACCTCGCATACTGGTAAAGATGGTATGCAAGTGTTTCAGCTTAATCTAGTTAATACGCAGGGTCAAGCCTATACTGTAGAACTTCCTTCGACGGATATGAAAGCTTTTTGTAAGTTTTCTAAGTTCAAAGCTGTTGAAAACATTATTAACTGGTACCAGAATTTTGCACTAGTGGATTGGCTTGGATTCCCGTGCAAGATTAAAACTGTTACAGAGTCTTGGTATACCGGACCGCTATATAAGGTTCAAGTTAAAGATTCGAATAATGTTATTGTATCAGGAATTGTATTCTCATCTTTGTCTGATGAAGAATCTGACGATTTGAACTAATAAGAATTAACAGATTATTCAATATAGGCCAGGATTATTCCTGGTCTATATTCTTTTACTTAAGAATGTCCGAACAAATTTCAAACGATAACAACCAAGAAAAACCTCTTCCAAATGGGAAGAAACGCCAAGTAGCAAAGTCTCGTCCTCGTCTAAAGAAAGATAATCCTTATTATGTAGGAACTAAAGAGTTACGAGAAGAGGTTAAGAAATACTTTGACTCAGGAACATGCCAGGAAGATCGTGTTATTTCTGAAGAACTTGGGAAGATGCTTATTAAGATTGCAACTCGCTATGCAACGAAACCTTGCTTTAACGGTTATTGGTATAAGGATAGTTTTATTGCAGATGCTATCTATCAAATGGTTCGTAAGCTAGACAAGATTAATCTTAATCACCCACGTTGCAATGTCTTCAGTTATCTAACCTGTATCTGCTACTGCATTTACATTGCTGCTATTAAGAAACATAATAAGCAAGCACTTCAGTTAAAAGCCTTACGTGAAAGAGTGTATGAAGATTTTCGTATGTCTGAAAACCTTTCTATGCGTAAAGAACTTGACGAGCTATTAACTGAAGGGTCTATTGACCAGGATACATATAATGAAATTAAAGGTCTCGAAAATGACGAGACTAAGGACTAACCGGCAATGCCATTCGAATTCATCATGATTCTCCTATTCACTGTTTTCATTCTAGCAATTTTCACTATTTGGTTCCTTAACTTTTTTGATTCATGATTTGCCCAATCGTATTCTGTTTAGATAAAAATTTTACTGGTTATACAAAACTGGCTATTGATTCAGTTTTGCATCATAACCCAAAGGCTAAGATAGTTTTAGTTGTAGATGAAAAGATTGATGAACTAAAACAATTCAAACAATTTGTTCTTGATAAGAATATCTTGAAAGAAATGGCCATTCGTAAAACTGACCGCGTTACAGCACTAACCTATGCTCGTATCTTCTTACCCAAGCTTCTTAAACAGTATTCGAAATGTATCTACGTTGATGGCGATATCTTAGTTAGACGATCATTAAAAGAACTTATTAAGCAAGATATTCCTTTTATCGGAGCAGTTAAAGAAGCAAATGATAAATGGTTATTACATGGTATCCAGAAAGACATTTATTATAATGCAGGTTTTCTTGTTCTTAATTTAGAAGCTCTTCGAAAAGCCAAGTTTACAGAGAAGTGTATCAAGTATATCAAGAATTATAAAAAAGGTTATCTTGGAACTGAAGGGACTTGGTTACATGACCAGACTACTATTAATGCTCTCTTTTCTGAAAAGATTACTAGATTAGATGATAAATGGAATACACAGCTAAGCTGGGATCCGCCTCCTAAGTATGAAGAAATTGATTTCTCTACTAATGCGAATATTCACTTTTTAACTGCTTATAATAAAGAGTCCTTTGTAAGATATTCTATTGATAATGCAGAGAAGTTTGAATCGTTTAATAAACCTATCGATTTGGTTTATATAATCAAAGAAACTGCTACTGATACTGTTGTAGTTAAAGAAACTGTTGAATCTATTCTAAAACAGACGTATAAAAATTTCCGTCTTAATATATTTGTATCAGAACGTCTTAACTACCTTGACAAACTATTTCAAAAGATTGAAGATAAACGAGTTCGTTTATACGATTGTTCACTTATCGGAGATGACTTGTATAAAGTCTACGAATATGCTAAATCTAAAGTAGAGAGTGATAAAATTATTATCATCGACGAACATCTTATTCCTGAAAAGAATGCAGTAAAGAAACTTATTATTGATTCGTATCAACCAAAGGTAAACTTTGTTATTGGTAAATGCCAGGAAATTGGTGTACCCGAAGGTGAAGTATTTGGATATCCAAAACCAGACGAAGCCCGAGTTGAGCAATTATTTTATAGCTATGAACGTGAATGCTTGCTCTTATGTAAGAAAGAAGACTTTATTTCTTATGAATTCGGAGAAGATAAGATGTTCTGTATTAATTCATTTAAGAACTGGTTATTTGCTAAACATATTAACTTTACTGTAACATATCCAGTTGTTTGCTGGTGTAGAAATGATAAGCTTGATCGTTCACGGTTTATTAATAATGAGATGGAGATGGCTTTTATGATTATTCATTCGTTTAAGCGTATTGGTTTTGATATTAATTACAATGAAGCACAATATTTGAATCCTTACTCTGAAAGGGAATATATTACAAAGAAAGAACAAGTTCATTTAATGAAGGTTCGTCGTAAGATTGAAGCTGAATTTATCGATCGATTCGATTTGAATTACTTTAATAAGCTTTTTCAGATGTGAGGAAGCAACCAAAAACCTTAAATAATCGTTTAAGCAGTAGCAAGAAATAATGGCCTTAGCATTTTCCTTTGATCAAATTAAACTTAATGCCAATGAAAACGTAAACAATAGCGTTTTGAACCGGCCATTAGCTCGAATCTATTCAATGCTCGAGCAATTATCTATTGCTTATGACCTACCAGCATCACCATATACAGAGACAACATATTTAGCAGACATTTATTCTGAGCCGGATCAAAAGCATTATAAGGAATGGCATACTATTGGAACATTATCTGATCTAGTTCCAATGCCTGCTTTAACGGAACTTTCGGATACTTCTAAGATCCTTCCTGTTACTGGCCAAACGGTTCGTTGGAACCAATCGGTTAAAAAGTGGGAATATACCACACTTATTAGTAAGTTTAACCAATTAGAAAAAGCTTCAAAAATTTCTGATAACCCGGTAGATAATGCTGTAATTAAGTGGAATCAAGCATTAAATTCTTGGACGGCTGAAACTATTCAGCCGATGATTGGTGTTGGCTATATCTACCACATGGTCTGTAATCGCCCGACAGTTGTAACATTACCAACTGTTCCAGAAGCGCTTTCAGGCGGCGAACAGGTAGTCATTACGAAGCTCCGGCCGGCTGATTCAACATCTGAAACTCGGACACCAGTTCTTATTGTATCTAAGACAAATGATGATTCATCCGCTCCAACAATTATTGGTAAGAATTCAATTCTTACTAATAATGAAAATGAAGATTGGGCATCAATTCACTTACGTGTTGTATTAACTGAAACTGGTGAATATATGTGGGTTCCTGTTTGTGCTACTGGTACTTGGTATCCATCAGATTTAGCAGACCTTACCTCTGAATATACAGCTGGAGCTGCTATTGATCATCCACCGCAATTAACAGAAAATCAACTTAAACTTCAACCATATAACATTGACCTTTCAATTAATGTTGACGGTAATGATATTTCTCAGGTTTTCAATGCTAAGTTTGCTCGAGCATCCGAATCATCTAAGTGGCAACAAACTGATGGAACTGATGCCGGTGTTTACTATAACTCAACTACCAAAATTATTTCAGTTGCCCATAGTGTGTTAGATGGTAATAAATTAGTAAGAGCTCAAGTTTACTATCACTCAGGAAATAAACTTGTTCAGATTACACCAAACGAGATTTATTTTGAACTATCTAATGCAAACCCATATTCTACAGTTAATATTGATGTGCATGAATGGCTTGAATTAGCAACAGGGCTTAACTTACAATTTACAATTCTAATTTCAATCTAACCACCATGGATAAAGTAAACACAGCTTTTATCGATTTATTATATGCTCGAAAAAATTCAGCTATTGAATTTTCTCTAGCAGGGCAGAACGAAACATATTCTGCTAAGATTTACTGGGAACATCTTAATCGATTAAAAGAAGCTATTGATAACCAATTATATCCATTTAATTTCTGGTTAAACATAGTGGTTAAAGATAAGAATGTTATCCAGATTGAAGTATTTGCTCCTGAACAGAAACCACCGGAGTATACGCCATACGCAACATTTCAATTTGGTTGGACTGCAGATTTAGAAACAGAAACCCGCAAGTCTTTTAATTCTACACCTGGCGGATTCTCTTATATGGAACACTTTCAAGATTATCATATCCTTGATGCTGAACAAATTCATGCAGTATTTGATAACCTTATTAAAGATATGAAATCCTTGTATAACCCTCTTAATTTACAAGAATCAATCGTTCCATATTGGAATTCGATTCTTTCTAAAAAATTCAAACCTCTTCAAAAATGAAGAGGTTTTTCGTTAACTTGAAATTGCATCAATAAATTCTTTAGTATTAAATGGAATACTAGTATTTCCATTTGACATATCTTTAGAAGTAGTTTGATTAAAGTATTTCAACTTTAATTGCATCTTATGAGTTTCTAGCTCTTTCTTATTCTGTAATTTAATAGCTTCTAAATTAACAGCATTCTGGTAATTCATTTGCTTTTGCCAGATTGAAGTAAATTCCTTGAATAAGCTTTGAACTGAAGAAATAACACTAGCCGCCGCAGAAAAACCTTCACCATCAGGAGTATTCTCTACAAACAACTTAGCATTTTGAAGAATTTCTAATGCTGCAACTAAAGCTTCTTCGATATGTGAATATGTTTTAGTCGGATCAGATTCGATAAGATTAAGCGGAGATTCCTCTTTTGATTTCTCTGCAATCTTTGCCTGTTGTTCTTTTAATACATTCAACTTAGATTGGAAATTACCAATCATTGCATCTAATGCTGATAATTGTGGAAGCTTAGTAGGAGTTTTCTCTTTCTTTTCCTTTGGTTTGATCGGAGGTTTCTTATCTAAGATAGTTCCTTCAAGAGCTTCTGCATTTTCAATATCATGCAAATCTTCTTTAATATCAGGCAAATCCTCTAATACTTCATTAGAAGGTTCTTCCTCTTCTATATCAGAAGTAGGAACAACTTCATCATCGACATCCATGTTTAGGAAATCGAAATCATTATCATGCGTTTCCAAGTCGTTCATTTATGAGAGTAATTTTGAAATCATTATAATAACAAGAAAAAGAGTGAGAAAGCGTCGGTTCATTATCAGTATACGATAATTGCATTTCCCCAGATTCATATAACCAGCAATCCGTAAAGTGTATTAACATAGCAGGATCTTTATTGTCGTCTAAGATCCAGAGATTAATCGGTGTTAGAAAATAGTCACTACTCGAACTATATCGTTCTTCTGCATCTTCGTCATCAATGTGGAGAATATTCTTAAGATTCGACTGATACCAAAGAGAAAGGAAATAATACTGCTGCCACCCTGATGAAAGTCGATAATTAATAGTAAATGATTTCTCGGTAGTATCAGTTTGGTTTGGAAGCAGAACTGAATATCCTGTTCGTGCTAAAGAATTACTTCCTAACGACATACGATTAAGAGTAAAGTTTTGGATATTCATTACAAATCGATCTTTAGAATACCCGATCGTTTCCAACTTACGACCGATCCCAATATCCTTAAACGGAATATCGAGCACGAATCCGGTTGGATGTGCAAAATTTAATAAGCTTGAAACTTGTTTGAATGTTGTTACTTCATCTGCCATTGCTAGGATTAGTTATTGGTATTACCAATCATCTGTAGCCTCATTTGAAAACATAGCTCTGAATATGCCATCTTGAATCATTTCACGATTGGCAGCATCAGCTCTGGAATCTCGTAAGCTATCGAGTGATTGTTCTTTCTTTAAAATTTTGTTATCAATATATTCCTCTGTATACTCAGGAATAATAACTGGAATAATATGTTTAGGAATTTCTACACCAGTTGAAGAGAACACGGTTTGTCGGACATTGAAATAGTTTTCAGCTATATCAAGTTTTAATGCAAACATTGCCCAGATAAAGGACATTACAAAGTCGTCGTGGTTATTCTTAGAAGCACTATACGAAACGGATCGAGCGGTTGAATGACTTTCAAAGTATTCCAATTCATATCCAGTTGAAGCTTCTTTAATCGTAACTTTAACTGTCGAAGGTTCATTAACTGTTAAAGTAGTAAGTGTTTTTGCCCATAAGCAAGCATCGACCTTATTAGTATTTGTGGAGTAGATACCAGGTCGATCCGCGGGTTCGTCCTTATTTTTAAAGTTTACAATGTTATCATATTCAAATACATTTGTAAGAATATCGAAAAATCCTGCACCGACACCATTACGTTCACCAGCAACTAAAGCTGTATTATATCTAGCACCTAATTTAGCAACAATAAGGGCGAGAGAATTAGTATCGATTTCTTTAGAATTAAATGCTGCAACCTCTTCAATATTCGTAGAATCCGTTACATCGAAAATCTGAATAACCGAAGAGTCGTTACCAGACCCGTCAGCAATATCAACTCCTAATACATAAGCATGTTCAGGTTTAACTTCACTCCATACTTTGATATTGAAGTCAAGTATCTTTGTGGTTGTATAATTTTTGGAATAGTTTAGAATGTCTTTCCTATAATATTCCAAAGCCTTTGTATCGATTAATGTAGCAGATGATCCAAGGAAACAACATGCAAATTCTTGATTAAACTTACGTTCATCGAAGTTTAACATTGCAAGTTGTTTCTTCTTCCAATTTTCATCACGTTCAGGATGTTCCCACCATGGAAATGTAACCTGGTTCCACTTTAATCCGTTATCATCACCTAATTGATAGAAAGCATTATTATAAGTTCTTTCAAACCAGTTGCCAATACCATTAGGTGTAGACACTGCAATAATTTTACCTTCGGGTTTAGAAGAAATTGTCGGGAATACAGAAGCCACAAACTCGTCCATAATATTGTTAGGAATAAATGCAGCTTCATCTAAGATACAATTATGTGTAAGAATTCCAGAAACAAAGAATGTGTTTGATTTACCTGAATTTACAACGTCATATAAGTGATCTTTATTTGTTGATTTAGTTATAGAAGAAATTGTTCGTTTTTCACTTACTCCATCAACCGTATCAGCTATTGCTAATTCTTTAGCCGGTATTTCTTTACCGTCTATAAAGAACTTATGTTCAGGCGAACACTTAATAATAGTGTCAGAATTATCAAATTTAATTTCATATATTTTATCACTATCATTTACTGAAATGGCTTCAAAGTCTTCAAAACCATCTTTAGTAAGAATTTGCACAGGTTTGAATGTTTGAATATTCGGAAGTGATTCAAGATGTTGTTTAAAAATCTTTGAACACTTTACTGAACAAGTATGATAATATTCTTTATTACGAAAACGGTCGTATAATTTCTTACCACAGACTGGACAGGTTGGAACAGTTAAACAACCCGAATTAATGTGAAAATCGAGTTGCGAGTTCTTGCACCTCGTTGAATGCTCAAGTAAAACTTTAAGGTCTTCTGTAGACTCTTTATCTTCTAATGCAGTCTTTAGTAAATCAGCAAATGAAGCTTTATCAGTCGTAGTATTGATTACTGATGATTTACTTTGAAGTGAAACAAGTGGGACATATTTTACCTGTCCATTTTCTTTAATAAAGACCCAGCTTGAATCTGATAAACAAACGTCACAAGACGAACCACGGGCCGAGTCAGGAGAAGTAGCAGAAACAGTTATAGAAGAACCATTTTCGAATTCAATCTTTTTAGCTGACCAAGAGGTAACACCTAATTGTAAAAAGCTTGGAAGCATTGACACTGCCATCTTAATACGTTGAAGCAATTCTTTGACAGTGCTTTCTTTATTTGCTACTAATAGGATTTTACGATCCTTATTAAAGAGGCAATAGTAGGTAGAGAATACGCAGTAAATTGTGCTATTGTGTGACAGAATTCCATCCGTATAATATCGGTGATTACTCGTGTCGTCTAATACGAGATCATACATCTGTTCCTCTGGATTATAATCTCTATTATCAAGGGCTTCAATTTCTTCCGGTCCATTTTCGGTTTGAATAACCTGACCGAGCTTTAGATCTTTTACAAAGACTTCATTAAAATCTTTATCAAAGACAATATGGGTATCAGCACAATCTAGAACAAATGACTTAGTATAAATTGTATGTCTACGATATGGTATGGTCTTACCAATACCTTTAATATCTTGCCATCCTGTATCAGATAAAACCTCATAGTCGTTTATAACGAACTCTTCGGTAAATTCGGCCATTCGACGATGCTGAGTCGTCTCTTATTTATGCTTTTGCTGCAGCGATAACCCTCATCAATTCCTGATTATTCAGATCAAACGACATCATATCATTCGGGTCGTAGTTACCTCCGATACGAGGATCAAATGGACTAAAATGCCAATCATGGATAACCTGTTGGCTATGCATATTATGTTGGAGAAAACAAAGCTTATCAATAATAAAGTTCTTACCAAGCTTTCGAATTTCTGTGCAATTTAAGAAAGCATCGGCTGGATAGTTAATACCGTCTAAATCAAACATTTCACATAATTTGACATACTTTGTATAGAATGTTTTAGAAGCAATGTAACAACCTGTTCCAGAACCTCCGATCCTAGGTGTTCCGACTCGCCAGTAAGTATTCAAATTAGTAAAGTTTTTATACTGATCCCAGAAAGTATCTTCTAACTTAAGAAGATTCCAAGCTTTATGTGGAATAACTGCTAAGGCTTTTTCTAGATATTCAAGAATATTCTTTCGTGGAAATAAATCATCTTCAAAAACTGTAATATAAGGCAAATCAAGTGTTTGGGCCATTTTCATTAATGTATAATGAGAAAGTAAACACCCATTAGCTGGTTTATCTAGTTTACAAGCTTCAAACTTCCGAGGTTGAGGTAATTTATAATAATCGAAAATAGCTCGAAATACTTTATAACGTTTTTCATCACATGTAATGACGAAAGAATGTTCCGGAGAAAAAAATTGTTCAACTAATGACACGAGTTAAAAACTTAGATTATATGGGCCAGGTCCAAAGTGTGGGAGCTACATTTTACACACATAAGTGGAAACTGATTTCACATTTGAGTATTTGAATAAAAGCCGGGTCCAGATTAAATCTGATAATCCTGACTTATTAGAAGAACTTAAACTTGCTTTCTCTTATCAGAAACGAGTTTTTGGAAATTATGCAGTCTCTTATAATATTGATGGAACTGGAATTTATTCATGTATTTCCCCGGCATTCTCGATTAAGAAGGGTTTAACTTTAGAAATCATTAAATGGATTAAAGCGAATGGATATACCGTCCATGTTGATGACGAAGTTAAAGAAATGATTCTGCCTAAGTGCTCTAAAATAAATGACAAAGCACTTATTCAACCAAACGCGGAATTTAAGTATCGCGATTACCAAGAACGCGCTATCAATCAAGTTTTGAAATATGGTAGAGGTGTTTTATCTTCTCCGACTTCGTCTGGTAAATCCCTTATTCTCTATGGTATCTGCTCTAATATTAAAGAGTTCTCAGAACGGACACTTATCATAGTTCCACGTATTCAGCTCGTATCACAGTTTTATAAAGAATGGACAATCGAATATGGCTTTAAAGGTATTGCCATGTATTCGACGAAGAATCCGAAGCTTGACCCGAATGCTAAAGTAGTAATTACTAATTATCAGTTTCTTGTTTCTAAGTCTAAGGATAAAACTGACAAAGTAAAAAGAAAGGACCTGGAACTTATTTCGAAAGGTAAGTTCAAAGCTGTTATTGTAGACGAATGTCATACGATCGGTGAAAGCGGTAGTTGGTTGGGAAACTTCCTTTCTAAGTTGGATTGCCCATATGCAATCGGGTGTACTGGAACAGTCCCTGATGAGAAATCGAAACGTTGGAATATTATTGGAACTCTTGGGCCAGTTATTTTTACTGAACATATTAAGACATTGCAAGACCGAAACCAGATTGCAAAGATTAAAATCAAGTCTATCCAATTTGAACATAGTATTAGAACAGCTTCTGAAATACCATGGCGACGTAGTGGTAATATTGTTCTAGATAAGCATAGTAATGATGTATTAGATTCTACACAAATGTATCGAGCGGAATATCAATACATCGAATCACATAATTTCTGCAACAACTACATCTTAAACTTTGCTGAGAACTTAGAAGGCAATACTGTTATTTTGGTTGACCATATTGATCATGCACAGTATTTGTTCGACAATTGTAAGCTTGAAAATAAGTTCTTAATTACTGGTGCTACTAAGTTAGACGATCGATTAACGTTGTCAAAGTTAGTAGATTTACAGGACGGTAAGAAATATATTATTATTGCTGTTGCAAGTTGTTTCGGAACCGGTGTCTCGATTAAGAACTTGAATAATCTTATCTTATGTTCACACGGGAAAGCACTAACAAAGATTATTCAGAACTTAGGTCGTATCTTACGTAAGGTTAAACCTGACGGCGAGGAAGAGTTTGGAAACTTATATGACTTCTCGCATAATCAAATGTTTTCTTTGAAGCACTTTCATTCACGTTGTAACCTATATAAAAGGTTTTATCAAATTAATGCAGAGATAGGTCTGACCAAGATAATGGTACCAGTGGGTAAACAAAATGAAATGCGTGAGAATGTGTTGAGTAGTCTCTGCTCTTGAGTGTGATTTTTGAATATCCGCCGCTGGGGTGAATTGAAGAGCGGATAAAAAATAAGGAATATGAATTATCAGGTTGGGTTATAAACCGCTATCCTGGACGATCCTGACGTTAATTAGAATACTCTCTAATTATAATCAGAGATTTTATTGATTTTCAAAAATACCAAAAAATAAATGTTTACAAAATTGGGTGGTTGCTGTATTATTATTTTTATACAAAACACACATACCATGAAGAAAAAAGTTTACATATATGGAGCCCATATCAAGGACGGGTATTTGAAAGACTATGAAAGTTTTTCTGATCTGAATACTGAGGGGCTGGTGAAAAAGAAAAAAGGAATTGAATTCTTGGTCCAGACTGCTAAGAAACCCAAAATCAATACTGATGAAATTTTTGATGACATCGGATTTCCCCGACAACTCAAAACTTCCGCAGAAATTCAATTTGGGAATCCTCGACCCGATTTCAATTCCCGATTCATCGACATCGATCACTGTATTCCTGTATCCAATAATTCATATGATCGGTTGGTTCTTATGAATGATGAAGTTTTATGGCAGTGGAAAACGGGTTCGGTTTTGTATTACCGATTTGAGTCCACAACTGAAGCCGAGAAATTTTTCAAATACTGCTTGGGCGGGAGCGATTTCTCATATATCCGCCGCAACAAAATCAAAACTCCTTATCAAGTCGGAGATTATTTTCAGCTTACCGAAGATGTGACTACTGGATCAAAATACTCAGAAGAATTTCCATTCCAAAAAGATACGATCCTCCGAGTTTATGCCGCTGGTGATGACTGGGTAATTCCTTCCCCAGTTGATCGTATGACCGCAATCCGTATCCCTGGAACGGGTGGGGCAAAAATGCTATTCGGTATGGGAAAAATTCCTTTTAACAAAATCAAAAAATCTAATTTCAAAAACTGGATATGGTGGATGGAAAATTAACCAGCCCAACTTGTTGTGTTCCATATTGTTACAAAGGAACCTGGATCGAAAGATCCAGGTTCTTCTGTTGTATATGCTAATTAATTATTAGGCTTGTGCCTTCCCAAGGAGAATATACTTAATCTGCTTATTAGGAATAATTTCGAAGAACTTATTCGCTAATGAAACAGTTTCTGCCATACGAACAAGAACTTTCTTTTCATCATCCCATTTAATAGATTTAACCGCTTCGATCAAAGCTCGCTTAATCTCTTTCTTCTTTTCAGGAGTTTTATAAGCTTTGAAAGTTACGTCTTCGTCGAGGAGATTCATAGCTAGTGCAGCTAAGCCACGAATATTCTCATTCATGCCATAGTAAAGAAGTGCTTGCTCGACTAGATCATACTTGTCTTGTTCGGGTAGTTTCTTAAAATCTTCATTCTTTTCAAACTCATCAATAATGGTTTGAATGAATTCTGATACCTTAGAGGATTGGTTGTCGTTGCTCATTTGGGTTTCCATTCAAATTATAAAGCGCGTTAATTAGTACTTTCAAAGATTTTGTTTCGATTAACATATTCACATCGTTCTTAGCATAGACACGGAATTGGACGGCATGTTTATTACGAATACATGTTAGAATAATATCCTGTTTACCCGGATTTACAAGTATTGTCCAATAACGTGAATCATTTTTAGGATATGAATCGACAACATGGGTTACATAAAACTTGTTTTCGATTAGTCGTTTAATAACATACGACTTTGTAAAGATTTGATTTTTCTTCTGTTGTTCTTTAGCCATTTCTTTGTTTCCTTTCTTAGCAAGTTAGAATTCGAACAATAGCAACCATATTGCTATCAATTTCAGATCCATCTACTTCAGTTGCAATCTTAAGACATTTATCGGTTAAGCAACATTGAATTTTCTCTTGATCAAAGATGTTAAACTTCTGAATATCCTCTAAACAGAGAATAAATGGTTTATCGAGAATACCTTTATATTTTTTTGTAACTGGAATAGATACTTTTGAAAGTCGTCCAGCCATTTCTTTCTTATCATCGATATCAACCATTAATGTTTGGTCTTTACCTAAGTAGAAATAAAGTTTGACATCATAATTGGTATTAAATTGTGAATACTTTAGAATTTGTTTAATTGAAGCATCTGTTAATTCAAATGCAAACAAGTTCTTAAGTTCTGCTTTAATTGGTGTTGTTAGAAATTGTTCAACCCGTTCGCGTTTATCCAGCTTAAGCTTGATAGATCCTTTACCTGAGTATTTTAAGAAAATGCCATCGCATTCAAATTCAGCCGTGTCTGTGCTACCACCGATTTCTTTAATAAACATGATTGCTTTTAAAAGCATTGCTAAGTTTTCAAAACAAAGCTCAACTTCATCAGTATCATTATCGGAGATAAGTTTAAGTGATTCAGTATTAATAAAGGCGCGAATTTTTGAATCCGAATTTGCGGATATTTTAGTGCCCTTGTTATTGACCACTAACATGGTTCCAGTTGTGATTCTAAGTAGTCCTTTAAGAACTAGTTCAAAATCTGAGATTGAAAAAACTTTAAGTTTCATTGCTTATAAAATCTTAGCTCAATTTTTCCTCGAATATTCTTTCAAAGTTTTCAGCAAATGCTGCTATCCATTCACTTCTCTTAATAAGGAGAGAACGATTAAGTGGAATTGCTTCTACTCTATCCTTAAAGTAATCATGAAATACGTCAGCTGGAAATGCATATAAACGTTTCTCAATATTCGGAATCAAGGTAAGAAATTGTTCTGATATAGAACCGTTTTCGAGGTGTTCTAGAATAGTGGGATAAAGGTCTTTGTTAGAATAAAAGTACTCCCAGAATTCTTTATATCCTTTATCCTTACATTGTCTAATTACAAACTTTGTATTAGCAATAAGGATACGTTTAATTCGATCAGGATCTAAAGATGATTGATTTTCTTTAAGGTATGATTTATAAATGGCTAAACCCTTAGGAGAACTTAATAACTTCGCATCAATCCATTTATTACCTGTAAATGCAGAAATAGCATCAATAAAGGTTTGATAAGAAATATGAGCATCCGGGTTATTAAGAATTAAATGTGCAAATTTTTCAATATAAGGCCAGTCTTCTTTTTGAATAACTTTATCCCAATTCTTAATAGCCTTTGGGTAGTACCCAGAAGTATTATGCACCCGTTTGTTATTAAGGTAAGAATAAATTTTCTTACATAGAAAAAGAACTTTGTCTTCCATAACTAGAAAACAAATCTAGTTTTTGTAGAAACAAAAAATAATTGTTTACAAATTCGAGAAAACCCTTATAATTATCTTTATTCGATTGAAGCTCTGCTTATCGTCTTCGGACCAAGCAATATGGAGCTCTCAACAAAGGTCTCCTTATTTCAGTAAGGAGGTTATTTCATTACACCAGTCGGTTCTAAGTTATACTTTAGAACCAATTGTTTAAGCCGAGAAATAACCCGTGGTTCGAATAAAACATCATAACGGGCGATAACCATTAATTGAATAGCAACCGCTGGGGTGTATTCAATGTAATTACAAAATTCGATAAATCTATCGTTGTCTAGTAATACAGGTTTGAGATGCGGCGTCAGCTCAACATTATCAAATTCTTCAAAGCCGAAATATTTACTCACCGCTTTATTAAAATCTGCGATGTCGGTTGAAATAACTATATCTTCTCTTGTATTACCTTTAAGGCCGAAAAAATTGTACATTAAAATGTTGAGATAGGTGAGATTTTAACCTCACCTATTAATAAAATGTAGATTGAAACGTGTTCAAACTGGATCTATTTCACAAACTTTTGTGAAATTTTCGTTATCAATAAATGACTCAGCTAAATACTTAGGACGTAGAAACTTGAGTTCTTTACCTAAGAATGTAGGTGTTACTGATTTAATTTCAAACTTGTCTTTATAAGCCATTGCACTTAATTCGTGGCAATAGAATTCTGAATCATCATCCGTCTTAAATTTGAAATCGTATGCCTTCCCGATAGCTGCAATAACTCGTTCGATTGCATCTTCTTGGCCCATCTTAGGACGAAGAACTAGAACTGCGTCAGCTTGGCAGAAATCGATAATGTTAATCTTCTTAACCCCTTCTGCTACAGCATGGACAATAGTATCATCACCAATATAAACACCAGAGTGTGAATACTTACCAGGAATTAAAAATGAATCCAAATAATGATCGTAGCTACGTAGAACGATATCGCCTGGTTTAATTACTTTACGAAGTTCTAAAATAGATTCACCACGAACTTTATAATCATATTCTTCAGGGCAATACTGAATAAAGAATGGAGTCTTGAATACTTTAAGGTCTCCGATAACACGAAGAGTCTTTTCATAAATTGTATACCAATTCTTAACTGCCCAAATTACTGCTGATAAAAATTTGCTCATAGAAAAAGTTCCACTTCCTCCTATTTAAGGGATTCAGTGGAACTTCTTCAAATGAAGCGTAATCCTGGTTTAGATCAAATAGTATTGTCCAATGTATGACCCGTATGAAATCTTATCAAAGTTTTCAAGTAAGTCAAATCGGGATGGAGCAATTTCCATAATTGGATAAATCTTAACAAGTTTATCAACTACGTCGATATGTTTACTCAAACGTGTAAGGAAATTCTGTGACCATACAGGAATTTCAAAATTAATATCTTTGATATCCTTCATATGTTCCTGAATAAACGGAACAATAAAGTTTTTAATAAACACATCGTCCGAAGCTTCATTAATTTGAATTGAAACTAAAGAAGAGAATGCCTGCTTAAGCTGGGTAATACTATTCTTAACAGCGTCATCAACTGTTCGGAAATTAATATATGATAATGATTTAGTAAATCCGAATGGTAAACTATTTGGCCGATTTGCAACAATACCGGGCGAAACGAATACCTGATTAACATCCGAGCAAACACAGGCTAACTTAAACAATGTATCAAATGTTTTAGAAGTTTGTAGAATATTTGTTGGAGGAACTAATACGGTATTAGCATCAATAATTTCAAAGTTTGCTTTATCCTTTAAGCTTGCTTCTTCTTCAATAGTCTGGTGACTGTAAAGTTTAACCTTATAACCGTGATCTAAATACATTAGAATTGTGGCAATAAAGGAATATGGAAGATAGACGGTGCTTTTTAAATTAAGTGTTTCGGTATAATCATTGTAAAATAGAGCAACTGTATCCTTATCTGAATATTCTAATTCCGGCCCTTTTAATTTAGCAATATCTGAACTAAATGGACAAACTACCGCAGTTCGATTTTCTTCATTATAATAAAACTTTTCGATTGCATAGTTATCCCAGATAATATTGAAAGAATTCAAATCGATAATTTCAAAAGCTCCAGTACCAACAGGGGCTTTCTCAACTCGGTAATATCCTAATTTAGCAGCACCTTCCCAAGAAGGACCAACCATGGTAATATCTTTAGCAAATTCGTTTTTAATCCAAAGTTGGTTAATCGTGTCTAAAGGTTTATTAACTTTAATAAGGATAAAATGTTCAGATTCATATACCCCATCCTGATCATATTTTCTAAATACTTCATCCTTTAATTTATTTACTGCATCATCAAATTCATGATCAACGGTAAATGTAATTTCATTATCTTTATTAGTAACTGATCCGAATCCTGCAAACGTTCGAGTCCACCAAACGTTCGTGTCAGAATACATGAATATATCGGTAACTTTACATTCAGTTTTATCCTGCAGTTTCCAAGAATCAATTGTATAATTAGAGCCATTTGGTAAATTATATTTGGTTTTAAGCTGATGAATAGACTTAACTATAAAATCATTGTTCTTCGAATTAATTTTATCGTCAGCCCTTTGGTAGTATGTGGTTATAAAGGACTTACGAATGTCCAATAATCGATTAAACATTACATCACCATAAAACCTATCAGTATCTCGACATTTAACAAGGCAATTAAAATTAGAGAAATCATTTTGAAGACTCTTAAACATGTCCGCAAAAATAACATCCTCAGCGCCGGTTTCAGGAACTTCATCAGCATGGTCAAGGAAGTATTTGATAGTATTACGTTTATGAATATAAAAACAACCAGGGATAAACCCATACTTAATTATACCAAGACCAGAGTATGGAAGCAGATCTTTCTTATAATCAAACAGGCTTAGATCCAGATAGTTATCATCATCACACTTGAAAAAATAATCAAAGTTATAGTTCTCATAAGAATGTTTAAAAATTGTTAGCATCTTCTGAGGTAAATGATCATAATCGTCAGGGCAATCTAATTGAACAACATCATCTCCTTCTAGAGGTAAAATTCCAGGCGCACATTTACCTACGAAAATTTTATACTCGATATATGGATATTGAGAAAGGGTTGGAAGCCACGTTTCTCGAAGAATTTTAACGCGAGAAGCGTTTTTATGACATGATATAATAGCTAGAAAGATTTTAGGAGGATTAGTGTCCATACTAAAATAAAACTGTAGACTTGTGTGGGCTTAAATACGATATTAAGCAAGCAATATTTTCAAAAACATGGTTCCTAATAACGGTTTAGCGGAAAGACAAAATAAAATTAAATTAACAAACGTGGCCTCTAGACTTCTCGTCAATGCATTTGAAGAAGAACCAGTGTTCCAACTTGCCGCAAAAGGTATTAACCTTTCATTTCAATGGCAGATTAAAAATGGAGATACTTGGAAAGATTTACCTGCTTGCATTTTCCCATATCTCAACTTTTCAGAAATTCCTACATCTCTAGACCAAAGTGTTTTCCGTTGCAAAGTTTATAATGAAGCTGGAACAGTTTACTCAGATGAAGTAACCCTTACTGTTAATAAACCTACTACAGCTCCGGTTATTGAAATTCAACCAAGCGATGCAAACGTTGATCCTGTTACGCCATCTGTAGCATTAGATGATGTGTATGCAAATGTTGTTATTAATGCGGGTTCTGGTGGAGGAGGCGGTGGAGGCGAAGCAACGATCTTTATTGGTATTTCTTCAACAAAGATTACCGATGGTGGTAATGAACTTCCAACTATTGATGGAACCGAAGTAACACCAGAAACAGGAAATATTGTAATCTATAAAGACACCGAATTCATTTATGCTAATACCAAATGGTATAAATTTGGTGATGCCGGTGTTTATCTATTAAGTGGGGCTGAAGCAGTAGAAGATAAAGATATTGCTAATGAAGCTATTTCTCAGGTTAAAATTAAAGGTTTAACTGATGATATTACCAGCATTAATGGTAAGATTACAGCAAATACAGAAAATATTGCAACCAATACTGCAAATATTACTAAGCTTGAAACCAATCTTAGTAATGTTTCCCTAACAGCAACTGATGCCAAAGCCACGGCAAATAATGCATCAACTGATGCTACAGAAGCTAAAGAAAGGGCCGCAACTGCTACTACAAAAGCGGAGGCGGCGGGAACTAGTGCTACCACCGCTGTTGCAACCGCTAATGCCGCATCTGAAAAATCCACAACAGCTTTAGATACTGCAGATAAAGCTAAAGAAACTGCAGAAACCGCATTAACAAATGCAACTGCTGCTACAACTACTGCTGAATCAGCACTAATTAAAGCAAATACCAATGCTTCGGCTATCACCGGTATTAATACTGAACTAGCTAAGAAAGCAACTGCTGCTACAACTCTTGAAGGTTATGGAATTACCGATGCTTATACCAAGACAGCGGTCGATACAGAACTCGAAAAGAAAGCTACGACAGAGGCTCTTACTACAGGGCTAGCGGCAAAAGTTAATACAACCACATTTAATACAGAATTAACTAAGAAAGCAAATACTGCAACCACTCTTAAAGGCTACAACATTGCTGATGCATATACTTCTGAAGAGGTTGATGCAGAACTAGCAAAGAAAGCAGATAAAGCTACTACACTAGCTGGATATAGTATTACTGATGCTTATACAAAAACAGAAGTTAATACAGAATTAGCAAAGAAAGCCACCACTGAAGCACTTACAACAGGATTGGCAATAAAGGTTGACACTACAACATTTAATACAGAACTTGCTAAGAAAGCCGATAAAGCGGCTACATTAGCAGGTTATGGAATTACTGATACCTATACAAAAACTGAACTTGATGGTAAGCTCGTAGGAGCGATGCGGTTTAAAGGTAATGTAGATACATATGACAATCTTCCTTCAACCGGTCAATCCCACGGTGATATGTGGAATGTCCTTGATACTGGAGATAACTACGCTTGGAATTCTGACACTAATGTCTGGGATAATCTAGCAGGTATTATTAATCTTGCTGACTACGCAAAGACCGCAGACGTCAATACATCTATCGCCACAGCAGTTTCTAATCATGATTCAAGTTCTTCTGCACACTCTACTTTATTTGCTGGTAAAGCGGATAAAGCCGCTACACTAGCGGGTTATGGTATTACGGATGCTTATACTTCAGATAAGGTTGATATTGAATTGGCCAAGAAAGCTACTACTGAAGCTCTTACAACCGGTTTAGCAGCAAAGGTCGATACAACTACCTTTGATACAGAAATTGAAGCTATTAAAAACAAGGTATATACAAAGTCATATGTAAACGATGCTGATATTACTTCCACCACAATGGAAGATGCAAAATACGTCTTTGAAATTCCATTTACCCATTCATTTAATACAAAGGACTTATCAGTTAATGTTTACTATAATGATGCTCGCATTATTACAGATGTAGTATTAACCGATATGAATACAGTTACAATTCGAATGTTGGTTGCCAGCGATACTATTGCAGCTAATACACTTCGAATCGTTGTTCAACGATAATCAGTAAAACTTTAAATATAGGATACAAGTTAAATGCCAGATAACGTCGAACCAGAACCCACGGAACCTTCCTATCGAAAGTTAGTGGAATTTATCTTGGTCGACAAGTTTGGCACGAAACATAAGAAGATATGCAATTGCGTTAATTTAGGAGAAAGCTTTTTCACTGAACAATTTCAAACACAGGGGTATATCGTTCTACATACAAAACCTCTATCATAAATGGCCACATACGCAAAGTTCTCTATTCAAGATCGTAATGCACTAAAGAAATTCGTTAAGATGTCTTTAGGTTGGCCGATTATTTCACTTGAGATTACAGATGAACAAATGGACTTCTGTATTGACCAAGCTACCGAAACATTTAGTAAATGGATCCATTATGATCAGGAATACTATGCTTTGGATGTAGTTAATGTAACAGAGATCGATAAGGACCATCCTGATGGAAACTATTCTAAAGACAAAGGTTTCAAATTACCTGATAGCGTAGTAAGTGTTAACCATATTCACCAGAGTAGCCAATCATTACTTACCAATAATGGAACAACGTTAGACTTCTTTCTAATGAATTCTGGTATGTACCCAGGAACTGGTATGTTTAACAATAACAATACTCTTCCTGGTAATGGCGTATTCCTTGATATCTATCTTTATCAGAATCTTCTTAAGCAAACACAAGAACCTTACGGGTATCAATACAACTACAACTATAATGAACGTTCAAAGTTTCTAAAGCTTTCACCAGACCCACAAGTCGAACGTTCTGGTCCTAAGACTCTAGTATTAGAAGTTAGTATTATCCGTGATGAAGATCAACTATACGGTGAAGACTTAGTTAAACGGCTTACTCTTGCTTTAGCTAAACAAATGATCGGACAGGTTAGAGCTAAGTTCGGATCCGGGATTCAGTTTCCTGGCGGTGGCCAGATTGGAACGGATATTCTTGCCGAAGGTAAAGAAGAATATCAAACTATTATGGAAGAACTTAAGGCTACAGAGCCACCATTCATGTTCTTTACTCAAATGTGATAATACAAAGAAACCTCTTCTTTTGGAAGAGGTTTTTTCGTTTCTTATTCTTCATAGAACATCGAAATTAGTTCATCATCCGGCGGAAGTTCTTTCCAATCAGTAACTTCATCATATTGAGGACAATCTTTATAATCCTTAGGTTTCTTACCACGAAGCTTATTATATGGTGAAGGAGCATCCCAATCTGGATTAAGATATTGAAAGAATAATGCTAAGAACTTAAGTTTGTCAGCATCACTAAGTTGCATATCCCCATACTCTGCCGAATAACCATCGATATCACTCATAATAGCCTTTGAGATAGTAGTTTTATTCCAGTCAGGGATTTCTTTATAATCGTCATCATCCATTTCATAGAATGCAAGACCCGACCATGCTAATTTTAATTCTGGAAACCGAGCAGCATCACTATCTTCATCCCTAAAACGGCTTTTACTCCACTCCGCTGATATTTTATCAAGGTATCTAGCTTGATTAAGAGGCTTTTCCTGATTCTCTAGAAAAACCTTAAAGCTAGATAAAGTTTCTTTGAAATGAGATTCCATAACTGTGTTATTTAAGTTTGGCCGATGCCAGCAAAGACTCTAAAAAGACCGGTGTTAGATTTAGATTACGAAAAGATGAGTTATCGATTGTTTCAATAGCTTCATCTCTAGAAGGTAATTCGAATGAGCTTCGTTTTGAAAGGTCTTTTAACTGGCTTTCATCTAATTCATAAACCTCTGGTCGGTTAACAAAGAATACAGAAAAACCATACTTCTTATGTAGTAGTTGTCGAGCTTCTTTTAATGGTGCAATTACTGTTGCAATTACATGGGAAGCACTTTGGTAGCTTTCAAGCCAGTTTGTAAGCTCACCAATACGACGCATGTTTTCTAGAATATCTTCTTTAGAAAAGCCAAGATCTTGATTAAGTGTGCTACGAATTTCATCACCATCAATTAAGAAAGAATTCTGTCCATGAATTTTGGTATACTCATATAAAGCTCTACCAATAAAGGTTTTACCACTTTTCGAAGGACCACATAATAGAATGCGCTTACATGTATGCATAATTCAAATCTAGACCCTAATCCAAGAAGGATCCAGCAAATCATTAATTTCATCTACTGTACTCCAAAAAGTAGGTGCAATTACAATCTTATCAGGATTATCATTTAAGAAGGCCGCCCAATAAGATAGTGTAGAATTAGCAATTATAAAATGTTTGCAATTCTTCATAAGTTCTAATTCAAATGCTGCCTTTCTTTGATCATCAATATTACAATCAACATATGTGAAATCAGTATCAGAATATTTTTTTACAAACATATTACGAACAAACTTTGAATCTTCACTGAATACGAAAAATTTTGGATTCTTAAGCATGCTCTTAATCAGCGGAATGGCTTTATCGTAATAGTTCGTATACTCAAGCCTAGCATATATTGAAGTATTTTTTGGGTGTTCATAATCGCCTCTACGTATATGAATTAGGACTGAATTTTCACTAGATTGAATTTCATTTAAGAAATGAAGATTAGCTTCATCCAAAGATTTTGTTAGGGTGAATACCTTTCTTAGTTTTTCTTCATTTCCACATATCCATTTAAACTTAATAGGAACAGTGTATGATTGTAAGATCTTATGTTTAATAGTTGGCGGTGATGAATTAACAGTATTACCAAATTTTTCAAAACATTTCTTTTCAATTTTTGTACAATAAAGAACTTTATCAGATAAACAAAAATTGTCCAATTGGTCGATTCTTCCTTGCTCTTCACATCTATCTAAATGGACTTTAATATTATACTGGTTCGTTAACCATAGAGCATAAGAATAGTTGAATAATTGATTGCCTAAGCCGCCGCGATTTCTTACTATACAATATAAATCAGGATCAAAATCCTTATTTGGCAAAAACAAATATTCTTTATCAGAAGTCCTTACAAAAAAATCTTCACCATTATCCAGGTTTAAACCTATAATATTGCCAGAATAATAAGTATTGTAAGACCCATTAGGTTCTTCTAATGTTGGACAATTATATTTTCTATTGCTGGACAATGAAATAAATTTTATACCCTCTGGATAAATTAACTTACAAACCTGACGGCCCATACATCTTAGAAGAAACCTTTGCTCCGAATAGTTTCCATATTACCTTTAACTGCATTATCTTGTGCGGATCGGCAAGCTCTTTCAGGAAGTAGCGTCCAGGTTACTTCTGCTACGATTTCATCGATTGTTCGTGCATTAGAAGTAATCGGAGTTGTAATCGGTTTATCCCCAAGGGAACGATAACGTTTACAATCTTCTGTAGCTACATATTCAGAGCAGAATGGCAGATTTTGATCTCGAGTAAATATCCAAGCATCAGCTTCTGTTACATCGAGAAGTGGGTGAACGCGAATATGATGGGTATTAAAGTCTACACCACTCTTAAGAACTGGTTCTAGTTCATTAAAGAAAGGTTCGTATTGCTGTTCATATAAATTAGCAGAACCGTCATTAGCTCGAACCGAATAAAACTTTTCTTTAGCTCGAACACCTTCTTCATCACGTCGAATACCAGTAAATACGTAATCAAATCCTCGCTTAGCAATAAACTGGTTAAGCATCTCTGCTTTCTTAAGCATCATCTCTTGAACTGTCTTCTTTTCAAATGTCCATTCAGGATCATCTGGGATAACTCTAAATGGTTCAGGGACGACACCAAAAAATTGATTAACCTTATCAATGAATTCTTTAGAAATACCAGGTAGGTCAAAACCAGAAACAGGATAAAACCATTTAATCTGGCGTTGAAGATTAAGAGCTTTAGCAATAGCCATCATGACTAAGCTGTCTTTACCATATGAAACCATTGCTGCAGGTTTCTTAGCATATAATACGGCTTGAGCGACTACACGAACTGCAGTAGAAAGTGGATTAACAAGTAATTCACTAGCTTGCAATTTACGTGCAACTTCGTCTAATTGGTTTGCAATTCTATTAAATGTTGTTTTTGCCTGTTCAAGATTATCAACATCGTAAGCAAGTAGGTTTACATCCTTATTATTAGAGCAATGCGAGTAAACTTCGATAATCTTTGGAATGGCTTTTACTTTAGACCAGATAGTATCTTTTTCCTTATTATGGATTAGATCGATGATTTTCCATTTATAATTCTCAGTATCATCGGTAAAATCTTTACAATTACGGATATTAAGAACTACATCAGCTTTAGAGAGACAAGATTTAATTTCATCGACTAGTTCTAAATGGCCAGGACAATCTAGAAAAACAATATCATAATCCGAATCTTTCATACGACAGATAATCTGTGCAGATCGGATTGTCATTTCTTTCTTTTCTTCATCACATAATGAATCAACACTAACATCACGTCCAGTTAACTGTTTAACATAATGTTTAATAAAAGTAGATTTACCACAATCCGGTAAACCACAAAGTGCTACGTATAACTTGTCTCGCATAAGATGAAACTCTAGTTTTGTTTTGAAAGATACTTCCGGGCTAATGCATAATCATCTCGGTAAATGAACTGAATCTGTTGAATCTGTTCGGGTGTAAGCATTTCTTTTGTTACTACCTTCTTAGAAGCATTTAACCACTTATAAGTCAGACCATAGTGTTCTAAAACACTTTTAATATTATCAATTGATTGTAGAATGAACCGGGTTGGTTTGTATTCAAATGCATATTCAATCGTCTTAGTTTGTGAAATCACATGTGGGTCAGCATTCTCAACATTATTGAAAGCATTTGCAACTGATGCATAGTTAATCAAGTGATTAATGGTATTTTCCATACCTTCAATTTCCATAACTCCGATAACTTCTTTGTAATCAGGATTTACAAATGTGTAATTAACGAATGAAAGAAATCGCTCAACAGGGTCGCGAAAGAAAACGACGATCGGCTTACCAGGAGTATATGAATTATTTTGATAGGTTGCTAACGTATGAAAATGATCGGCATTACTATCCTTAATTGGATCTACCTTAGTATTAATTGCTAGCCACTGAACTACTGCATATACAATAGTAGAGCAAGCATTCTTAGAAATAATAAGAAAATTCACATCATCGGTTCTTGCCCATTTTCGAGAACTTTTAAGTGTCAGATGAAAATGTGGGAATACCTTAGTGGTATCTAATCCAAAGTTATTGAGAGTATTTGCGAGTTGTAACATGTGTATCAGAATTTGTAACCTTTTTCAGATCCAGCCATTTCCATAATAAGGTCTAGATAATACTTTTGGGATTTACCAGTCATCTTAGAAAGTGCAGAAACCATTTTATTAAGCATTTTAATTTCGTCCGGAGTAAATTTTAAAACTGAAATATATTTGATCCCGTAATTATGAATACGAGCATATACATTAGCCATTGCACTGTTAAATTTGAATCCATGTTCTTCCCAGAAATCCTTATAACAGTTAATATAAAATGGATATGGTGTGCTATTAATAACTAATTTAGTATTAACCTTTTTTTCAAAGGTTGTTAGAGAATTAGGATTTTGCAATATTTGGTATTGATAGTATAATGGCTCATGAATAATATCAAATTTGATATTAGCTTTCCATATTAGATTTAATACATAATGTAAATCTTCTGCAAACCTAAAATGGACTGGGTAATCAATCGATTTAGTCTTTTTATTATTACGAAGAAATGGGCTAGCTCCCATACATCCCCACCAGGAACAACCTAATAATAGAGTATCTTTAAATTTTTCAGTAGGCGGAAATACATATCGCCAGAAAGATTTCTTAGTGCCAGATAAGTCAAACTTATAAGAAATAAATTCATTAAACACCCCATCCAAATCTTTCTCCTTCATTAGTTCATAACGGAGGAGAATATTCTTGATATCTAGTTCATCATCAGAATCAGTATAAACATAAGCATAAGCTTCATTAGACATCTGAGATTTTAAGTAATTACGGGCATATGAAACACCCATATTCTTAATTCCAGTATAGATACGAACATTATCATGTTCATCTTCGATTGAACGGAGATAGGTCATCATTTCAGGACATTCGTCAGCAGTCCCATCAATATAAAACAGAACTTCCAAATTAGGATAAGTCTGATTAAAAATACCTTCACAACATTTTTTAAGATACTGTAGTGGAGGTTTGTAAACTGGAACTAGAACTGAAATTAGTGGATAGGATGACATAACCTAATTATCGACTATAGTTTTTTGATGTGAGCAACGATTCAGAGGATACTTTGAAAACTAATGACCCAATTCTAGGAAGTGAACAGGCTACTCTAGAATCGATCAGGTGGGCGGTAAAGCATAAGAGAAAGAGTTTTTGCACAGCCTTATTCGAACGTTGTCCTGAAACGAAAGAATTATTGAAGATCGGGCACACGAAAGATGATGTGTACTTTCTTCTCAAGCGCGAAATGAAGCTTGAACCGCAGTATTGCCAAATCTGTGGAAAGAACTTAGTCCATCTTGATTCAGTGAATTCCAAGTTCCTCAAAACTTGTTCGAAAGAATGTACAAAGAAACTACGCGAACAAACCTGTCTTGAGAAGTATGGTGTTAGCAATGCGGGCGGGTCTAAGCAAGCAATTGAAAAAGCCCGACAAACCAATTTGCAAAGATATGGTGTTGAATGGGTCGGACAAGTTGAAACAACTAAGCAAAAGATCAAACAAACCAATTTACAGAGATATGGCCACAAATGCTCACTCAATAATTCTAAAGTGAAAGCAAAAGCAAAACAAACATCTCTTGAGAAATACGGTACAGAATGGGCTATGTCTAGCAAAGAAGTTCGTAATCTTAGCAGCAAACGAAAGATGGACGAATCGTATAAGCGGTTATTCAACTTTTCAGAAACAGTGAAACCGGCATTCACTAGAGAAGAATGGAATGGTTGTGGAACAAATAAGAAATACCAATGGAAATGCTTAGAATGTGGAGAAACTTTCACGGCTTACATAAATGGTCCTGGCCACTTACCAGTTTGCCGTAAGTGCCATCCTTATTCTGTTTCGAGTGGTCAGGAAGAATTGATTCATTTTATTGAAAACAATTACCATGGAAAGATCCTTATCAATGATCGGGTAATTCTTGATGGTAAGGAAATTGATGTTTATTTACCTGAGCTTAAGCTAGGCTTTGAATTCAATGGTAATTTCTGGCATTCAATTAACTATGGCAAAGTCATCAGTAATTACCATGTAGCAAAAACTGAATTAGCTGAATCAAAGGGAATACACCTTATTCAAATATTCGAATACGAATGGTTTTCTAAGCAAGAGATTATTAAAGAACGTATTAAGAATCTAATTACAAAACATAAACCGATTGGAGCTAGAAAGTGCTTAGTTAAAGAGATTGAACATTGTATTAGTGAAGACTTTCTAAATAAACATCACTTTCAAGGTTCTTGCAATGCTAAAGTGAATCTTGGTCTATTCTATGAAGACCGATTAGTAGGTGTTATGTCTTTTGGCAAGCCTAGATTTAATAAGAACTATCAATGGGAATTACTTAGATTTGCAACTAGTGAAACGGTTGTAGGTGGTGCAGGGAAATTACTTGCTTACTTTGAATCTGGGTATAAACCAGAATCAATTATAAGTTATGCAGACCGTCGTTGGTCAAGTAAACTAAGTAATGTCTATGAAAAGATTGGCTTTGCTTGTAAAGGTTATTCAGATCCTAATTACGTTTATTTCAAGCCTGGTATTCTCTTACCTAGATATAAAGCACAGAAACATAAGTTGAAAGCCATTCTAGGTAATAAGTTTAATCCTGAATTAAGTGAGACTGAGAATATGCTTTCAAATAACTTTTTAAAGATATTTGATTGTGGTAATCTCGTCTTTGAAAAGAGATACAAAAAATGAGTCCCATTTCTGAGACTCATTTTTTATAAGCAACTGATCTAGTTGATTAGATTGTTGCGAATACCCGGGTTCCGGTTGTGCCGTTTTCGATTTCGTCGGAGATACCCTTGAGGCTGATGAACTGATAGTATAGGTGAGAGCCGAAGATGCTGTTAACGATAGCATAACGAGCACGTGCCATAAGGCGGGCACCAAACTTATCCACATCCGGACCAGAGAGTAGCTGTGTCGGAATATACGGAGCAAAGACAACACCTGTATCTGTGATCTGAGGACCTTTCCAACCGAGGAGGATGTAAGGTGTAGCAGAGAGGGCGTCATTGTAAACCTTGATTTGACCACGACGAAGTGTTCCGGAGTATGCAATAGCAGCACCGTCAACCGCAACATCGTTATCAGCAAGTTTCCAGTCGCCGATACGTTCAACAAGAGCAGAGACAGGAGATGAGCAAACCATCCAGTTTGCACCAGTTCCCATCTTTGTATTGAACTGAACACGTTTTGACATCTGGAGAATGTGAGTATAGAGTGTAGAGAGACGACCAAGTTGATCGAGACCATCAGCTGTTACAGCATTCCATTCAGAATAGGATTTATCTGCACGATCCTTAGAACCAAGGCATGCAAGGATGATTTCTTGGATAAGTTCACGGTCAATGCTGTTCTTGATATCTGTTGCAAGGATGTTAACCATTGCTTCATTGACGTCAAGACCGAGTGTGACGAGTGCGTCTTCAGCATCTTCCATAGAGATTGATGTACCAATCTTACGGGTTTTTGCTTCAACGAGAACCTTTTCAAGTTTCATTGCGAGGCGTGGGAGTTCTGAGTCACCTGCACCAGGATTGAAGGACATGTTTTCACCTTTTGCGACGTCAACACCGGAAGCCTTTTTAAGGGAGACCTTACCGGCATCATTAACAACGTCGATACCAAAGTCTTTAAGGGATGCAAGAACACCAGCATCGATATCGCCTTCAGCCGCATAACCTGGGTTATTTGGGTCGTCATTTACGGCTTTCTCACCAGAGAATGCAGGATTGAACGTACCCCAGATAATTTCCTTATCTTTATCAGCACCAGAACCGTAGACATAACGGAATGCAGCTGCGTATCCTGTTGGGGATGCCATTGCTTGAACACCGACGAGGTCGTGAGCGATGAGCTGTGTGAACATACGGCGGGCAAGAGGAATGACAGCAAGAGGAATACGAACGTCGCCAGCTTTCCAGTCTTGCTGGGTAGCGGAGATTGCATTTGTTGAGCCATTACGGAGGTTTGAATCAACACCATTTGAGAAGGTGTCTTCTTTTAGGAGAGTGGCTGGGTTAAAGCCAGAACGTTTTAGGTCACGGAATGTGTTTTCGAGAACGATTGCGAGAGAACCACGCATGTTTTCGTTCTTGATATCATTTAGACCTTCGACGTCAATAACAGGTGCCCAGTTTTCGATGAGCTTCTGTTTATAACTCTCGTTAATTTCAATGAATTGAGACATGTTTTTTTAATAGATTTTCTTTTTATAAGTTTTTTGTATTCAGTGAACAAAAATATCAAACGGAAAGGCTATAGTAAGAGCCTCGTAAGGTATATTCAAAAAATCAAAAAATATGTGAAATAAAAAGCGAAAGAATATTCGCTTAAGAAGTGTTTTTATTTAAGCCGGAAACTGCGGAGAAAATGAAAAAATTTTTTCAGTGCCGTATCCGAGAAAATGCATTGGCCGGTGGGTGAGAAAAATACGGCACCTTAGTATAATAGGTATCCATAAACTTAAACATACGATCCGTCGGGACTCTAAGGTCTGCTAAGATTGATAAAGCCTTTGCTATACCAGGCTTACTAAGTAAGTAGCCAAAAGCTCCAGACGATTCCATACCATCTTTCTTAAACAGATTATCAGAATATGCCACTGGGATCTGACCACGTTCTCTTAATACTATTGATGGTATCCAACCAAAGTTAACACATTCAAAATTGCTCGGTAATTCTTCTAATGCGTTTGCTAATACTTCAAAGCTTGAATTAGGAAGAACGTCATCCTCGATTAATACTACATAATCCCATCTACAAACAAATGCATGATAGATTGCATAGAAGTGATTCATATGACACCCTATTGTTCCAGGAAACTTATTCATATAAGCAATGTCTTCCTTGTTAATAGTAGGATCCGACCTTAATGATAAGCCTGCAATAGTATCAGCAGTATTAAGACCAAAGAACGTTAAAGGCTTATAACCAAATAGCCGATGAAAGTTCTCTATATTCGAACTTCCACCGACCATTGATAAGAGGATAGAATACTTTTCAAAGTCCTCTTTTACTAGTTTCATTTTTCGAATTCAGGAAGGATCTTACCATTCTTGTCCTTTTTCTTCGACTTTGTTTCTGATAATTCTGTAGTAGCTTCCAGGGTTCCAGGAACAGTATCAACCAAAAGGACATCTTTATTCTGTTCATTAGCTAATGCTTGTGTTGCAAGTTGTGCAACTTGTTGATTAGCTAATTTGAATTCTTTTAAAAGCATTGAATGAACTTCGGCTTGCTTATTCTTATATTCCTGTCGTTGTTCCGGAGGTGTCGACCCATAGGTAAAGCCTGAACAATATACACGACAACGTTCTAAGCAAAGCGTTACATTAAAATCCCAAGGGTTAGTTAGAATAAACCCGCCATCTAGAGAACATGGATACCTAATTGCACAGGTTGGGTCGCCACCTGCAAGTCGAGCTAACCGCTGACCAATTTCATAGTCTTCAAAACAGTTATTCCAACCTGGATAATTCTTAGCATCTTTAGCAAGGTCTGCACAGGCTGAAGCTTTAACTGCATAGGAATTACCCATCATATAATTAAGTGATGTTTTATAAGCTGATGTCATGACAGCTTTATCATCTAAGTAAAGACGATCAATCCAGTCGCGGCGAAGTAAACATGCATCCGGGTCAATCTTAACAATTACGTCACAATCTTTAGCAAGTTGTGCCATTAAATCAGTAGCACCAGTAAGATGGTCAGGACCTAATAGATTACCAAATCGAGGCCAGGAAGTTTGTCGATAATCGACTCCCATTTCGATAAGTTTATTTCTCGTATCTTGGAAAACAGCATTTAATCCATCGTCAGCTACAACGATATGGACGTCTTTTCCAAGGGTTTCTTTAATAAAGTCTACGCAAATAGGTGTAATAACTTCATCACCACGATATGTGAATACTAAGGCTGTGCACTTGACCATAAAAATAAAATCTTAGACTTTTTTCAATTAGTTTCGTATGAAGACATTTCAAGAATATAATCCTGAAGTTGTTCATATTTTAATGTAGGTCTATTATAGGCTTTTAATACTTCGTTAGCATGCCGATACATAAGACCAACATCGTCATAACCATAATGTCCTAATAAGCAATCACTTAATTCCACTTTGTTATTAATGATTGAATACCAAACACGATCTTTTTCAATCTGCATCAGATTTGCTAGGCGTTGATAGAATAGAAAATGGATAATACAATGGTCTTCACAGTATCCATAGTTTTTTGCAAACTCCGGCCAGTGTTTCTTAACGGTTTCATCATTTAAGAAGTCAACTAAGCAACGTTTAGAAAATGCATAGCAAATACCAGAACATAATGGTACTAACAATTTCGGAAACTCTGTCATTTTTCGTCTGACATAGATAAAATCTATACCAGCTTCTACAATAGGCCAGGTATATATGTCAGGCTTGAATATCATAGTATCACTATCAAGTTTCATTACAATATCATAACCTCGATTTGCTAATGAACGAAATAGGTCTAAGCATTCATAATTGAATTCTAAACTATCAAGGTGGCTGCCACGAGACGCTGAAGTTTCAATTACATTTACACCTTTAGGAATAGGCATATAAATGTCTTTCTTTTCAATTGCCCAAAATACATCCCACTCCTTTGGAATTACTTGTAAGCCTAGATAAGCCCTGACAGCGTCTTTCGGATAAGTGAAAGTAACGATTGCGACTTTTGGTTGTTTTTGAGAAAATTTGACTAAGCTTTTGCTCTTTGGCATTTTTATTGAAAAAATTAGATTTTCTGTTGGTCGTAAATGCTTAAATAAAATCAAATTGCAATTTAACTTTTAATTAACATTATGGCTAATTCTGTAGCACAGTTTAAACAGAAAATAACTAGTGAGAAACTTCTTCAAAGCACTTATTACAAAGTAACATTTAATGACGTAAAAGGTGCGAAGGATAATAACTTTGAACTTGAAGAATTTGATTTATTTTGTCAAGGCACTGATCTTCCTGGTAAAAAACTTGGTACCCTTGAAGTAAAACGTCATGGCTTTACGCTTCGTATGCCAGGTAATATGGAATATGATGGTTCTTGGAAAACCACCGTCCTTATGGATCTCAGCCTTAAAGGTTATAAAAACTTATTAAAATGGGTTGCTTACTATTCATCTTTTTCTAATGATGTCGGTGGCGAGCGCGGGTTTCCATCTACTACAGCAACTATTACATTGTTAAATAACAATTATGAAGAAACCCCTGGTGCTGCTGGTAAAATAACAATTTATGGCATTTTCCCAACAGAAGTACCAGCATTAGCAATGAAACAAGATGCTTCAGAATATTTGAATGTTGATGTTACATTTGCATATTCTTATACTGATGATTTTAGCGAAAAAGATCCAGTTCAATAATCTTCAAAAGTTGTAATAATACTCTCTATTAAGAAACCTCTCGTTATGAGAGGTTTCTTTGTTTATCAGAATACAAACCGCGGAAATGAACTAGCCACACCCTTTAGGGTGTGACCTTCGTGGATCTAAATCGAAAAAGGTAATCGAAAGATTACCTTTTCTAATTTTGAATTCACTAGCTAACTAAATCAAAGAATTGCAATAGTTTTGTTTTTATTAAGGTAATCAGCCTTGCCAGTATTATAAAATACAGGAACCGTTTTTTCTTCTTTGGTTATTTGAATTAATTCTGCAATACTTTCCGCAATAGTATTGAGAATTGGCTGTAACATATCAATCTTTACATTAGTGTCGGTTAAGATCGGATTAAGTTCAGAAATTCGAACATTAGTATCAGTAATTGCAGGTTGAATTACTTCAGTAAGGGTGTTATTTGCTGCAACTGTTGCTAACGTGCTTTCTTGGGTTAATGGTACTAGTGTTGAAGTTGTTGCATCAATATTCGTATTAAGTGGTATTAATTGTCCCGCTAATTGATTGGTGGTATCAAGCCTGCTACCTATAGCAGTATCACTGGCTAAAAATCTTTCGTTAATTAAAGCTTGGCTTGCAGTTTGTTTTTCATTGATTCCAACCAAATGCGGAACTAGCGTTTCATAATTACTAGTTCTTCGTAATTCTTCAATAATCGGCCCTTTTAATGTAGAATTGGTTTCTCCAATGCTGCCACTAATTGATTTTTGAACTGCTGTAGAGGCTTCTGTTGCATCTTTTACCTTACCGGTATTTTCGCTCGTTCCTTCAAAGGCAGCGAGCATTTTTAATGCATATTCTTCTGCAGATAAATGGTCTTCACCGACACCATCATCACCACTAACTTTATTAGCAATCCAACTAAACGCGGCGCCTGCAACATCAGCAGCAGTGCTAACACCTTCTTGAAAAAAGTCTTTAGCTTTATTGGCAAAGCTTTTTGCACCTTCCCACATTGATGATGCAGTATCCTTAATTCCGGCCCAAGCATCAGAAGCAGCCTCTTTAATTCCCGCCCAAGCATCTGAAGCAGTTTGTTTAATACCAGCCCAAGCATCAGCAGCAAGGCTTTTTGCGCCTTCCCAAGCTTCATTCGCTGCATTTTTAATACCTGTCCAAGCTTCAGAAGCTTTTTCTTTAAGACCATTCCAAGCACTACTTACAATATCTTTAGCAGTATTCCATGCTTTATTAGCTGCACTTTTAACTGAATCCCAAGCATCAGAAACTGCGGTTTTAGTGGCCTCCCAAGCAGCAGAAGCTTTTTCTTTAATCCACCCAGCGGCACTTTTTAATTTACCCCAAAGACTTAAAGCGCCTTCTTTAATCCAACTACCAACCTTCTTCCAGGCGTTGATATACATATTCCAGCCTTTCTTTACTCCATTCCAGACTTTACTTGCTATTTCTTGAGCACCTTCCCAGGCTTTATTCGCTAACTCCTTTGCTTTGTTCCAAACCTTACTTGCCGCTGATTTAATTCCTGCCCATGCTTCTGAAGCAATATCCCTAATTTGACCTGCTATATTTTTAATACCATCCCAAGCTTTCTTTGCAATACTTTTTACACCTTCCCATAACTTCTTAGGAGCATTTACTATAGCATCCCAGGTTTTAGAAGCAATATTTTTAATGCCTTCCCAGGTTTTAGTTGCTGTATCTTTAACCCAAGAACCTGCTTTCTTTAATCCTTCCCAGGCTTTAGTCGCTGCTCCTTTAATCCAAGAACCTACTTTCTTCCACATGTTTGTGTACATTTCCCAGCCTTTACTTGCCACGTCTTTAACCCAAGAACCTGCTTTCTTTAATCCTTCCCAGGCTTTAGTCGCTGCTCCTTT